CATCTACGAGAAGCGCGACCAACGCGCCCCAATGACCCCTTACCGCATAGAAACCATGCTCGGAAATGTCACCGGATTCTGGGCCAATGTCTGCGACATCCACGATGGCGGCAAGTATGGCTACAAGGTGAGCCATCCCAATACTTTTATTGTGGTTTTCGTGGGCGATGGAACCCTGAACACCAAGGCCGTAAAAAGGCTGCTGGATTCTGCCAAGCAGTCCCATACGACCTATACGATGATCGACCGCATGGACACCGTGCTTGACTGCTCTACTCTGGAGCAGATGCTGCTGCGGAATATCAATATTAGAGCCGCCGTTCCGTTCTGGAGGGCGGCTCTGCTTGACGGCAGCGGCTATCTTGACGGTTCTATGCTGCTGGATTCCATGCGTGAGTATGATTTGCGGCTGGGCCTGATGTACCGTCAGGGCGAGTTCCACACGCCGCAGAGCATCGACCTGAAAAAGCTGAGGGTTTACCTCCAGTACGGGGTATCTGAGCAGTACGCGAACCAGAAAGTGCGGCACAGCATGGCCGTGTATTTTTGGCCTACTCTCCGGCTCGATGGCTCTGTATTGCTGGATGGCTCCGAGGGCCTGAACTGGTCGAGACAAGACTGGCCTGTTTCTATCAAGTACAGAGTGGGCCAGTTTGTCACCCAGAACGATGTCATCATTCACCGGCTGAGGATTCCGCTCAAGGCTGAGCTGTCCGAATCCTATACAGCCAAGGTGAAGCATGGGGGCGAAGTTCATTTCTGGACGGCCCTGAAACTGGACGGCTCTGCAAAACTGGACGGGAGTGAGCTGCTGGATAAGTCCCGGCAGCCGTGGCCTGTCGCCGTCGCCGTGGCTGCCTCTGCTCCTCGTATGGCTGAGGAGATGGAGAACGCCACCGTTATAACCCGGAAAGACCTTGCGTACATGGACGGCTCGCTCCGTCTTGATGGCACAAGGATTTTGGATTCTGAATACAACAAGGAGGCTATCTAATGGCGAAAAATGTTATTATCACCAAGACCGCCAGAAAGAAGCTGGTGCAGGCGAGGGCCGGCATTATTGCCCTGCCCAAAATCGTTGGCATGGCTTTTGGCTCTGGTGGCGTGAACAGCAAAGGTGAGGTTGTACCTCCCACGGACAACCAGACCACCTTGACCGCTGAGATGTACCGCAAGAAGATTGACGGCTACAGTGTCCTTTCGGATACCTCTATCCGTTATGAGTGTACCCTGAGCGAGAGCGAGCTGGCTGGCAAGAGCATCAGCGAGATCGGCCTGTATGATGCTGCCAATGATTTGGTCTGCATCAAGACCTTTACCGCCAAGGGCAAGGATGATGACATCCAGATGACCTACACTCTGGATGACGTATTCTGAGCCGGGAGGGACGCAGCATGAAAAAGTATACTGTTGACCCCAAGACCGCGGCGTATTCCGATTCTATCGAGATCACCGAAACCACCGATACGAACCACGCCGATAATATCAATCAGGCCCCGAAGCAGCTGATGGCAAACACGGCCGAAAACCACCGGCGCATTGTCGCCATTGAAAACCGTAAGGTTCAGGCCGTCTACGATACCACTGACGGCGGCCTGAACTTCATCGTTAAGGAGGGCTAAAACATGGCAGATACCGTTATCAATTTCCCTCGTGATACCACGCTGAAGCAGCTGAACGCAATCCAGCGGGCCGCTGCTGCTGGATGCTCTACCCCCGGTGCGGCAGACCTGTGCTACAAGCATTTGGTGGCCTGCGCCACCAGCAAAGCTGAGGTGGACAGCCTGTTTGTCGAGTGGTGGAAGGCACAGTACGATTCCACCAAGTACACCAAGGTGCAGATGCTGGAACGCTGGTTCGGCAATGTGCTGGAAGATGACCGCGTCCACGGCTGCACCGTTCCGCTGTACGCCACCAGCACCTCTGCCATTGGTGAGCTGACCGATGACAGCGTGGGCCTTGTCTGCACTCCTTCTACCGCCTCTACTCCGGGCCGCGATGACTTTGCACACCTTCCGCAGTTCTGGTGTCTGGAAGTTGCCGCCGAAAAGAAGGAGGACGGCAGCCACGAAATCTTCTATGTCGAGCATATCGACGATTTGGATGATGTGCGTTCTGGCGAACATCTGTGCTGGGTGCTTCAGAAGAATACCTTCGTCCGCGAGTGGCGCGAGAATGGATACCAGCACCTCCAGATGAAG